GTTCAAGGATTCCCTTCTCTGGCTTCTCTTCGTCCACAATGATATGGAAGTAGACCTTTCCATCAACATACCAACGGCGAAATACTTCATAGCCGCGAGTATCAAAAGACAGAAGACGAAGAACATTCTTAAACTCTTCTTCAATCTTGTTTTTGATCTTTGGACTCAATGTATTGTCATTGGTAAAGGACATCTTGACAGGCATCTTGCCTGGCTCTGTAACAATTGCTTCGTTTACAATATCATCAACAGCAATTTCGCAAATAGGATCCATTGACATTTCGCGGTACTTTGCAACAAGTTCAAAATCATTGCGTACCGAACCGTCTAGATCGACATATTGTCCGTAAAAGCCACCGGCTTCTACTGGAATGGCACCATCGTCCGTAGTGGGAACTACGAACGATTTAAGTGCCTTGAAATCTGTCTGTTGCTTCTGTGAACGCTCTAACTTGAAGCCGAACAATTCCATGTTTTAAACCTCTCTATTGTTGTCTGACCTCAAATCAGGATGTCGTACCAACCAAATTGTAATACTGATAAGATAGCGATACGCTGAATTCGGAAATTTGATTCTTACTCTCAAAGGCAAGTTCTACTGCTCCGATTTCCTTTGGGTAGCAACCAATGAACTTGTATGTGCAGATGGGATTTCCTTCACGGGTGAGTGGCTGAACTGCCCAATCCATGTAGTACGAATTGAAATTGTTCGGACCAACATTTCCCTGATAGGAGTTTATGAGGTTCGACCAAGATTCAAATGCCTTGCGTAGATTGTATGTGCCATCGTTGTATACCTTCAATGACCAATCTGCAAATGTACGGTCAGCCGCAAACTTCATGGTTCTTCCCATAAAGTTAGCAGTACCTTCAGAAAGGCTAGAAGCAGGAATCTGCGCGCCCTTACAGAGGAAGGTAATCTGACTATTTGCATTTCCATTATTCACCAAACCACCAACTGCGCTTACCGCACCCGCAGCAGCCGCACCAAAGATCGCTCCTGCGACTCCTGCTGCTGCATTGATGGCACGGGTTCCGCCGCTTGGGAATGAACCTGTTACCAGGTAGAGGTTGTCTCTCGCACCACCATTAATAAGGTTCGCTCTGAAAGCGTCTATGCTGAATTGGCTGTATGCCATTTAAGGTCTCCTTTTCCTTATTTAGGGGGGATTAGCCGCCTACTTCGGTGAACGAAACGCCAGTCTTAGTGGCGATGAAGTTGAGTTGAATGAAGTTGATGCTACGGGCAGGCTTGATATAGATGTCTGCCACGAAGCGGTTACCATCAATGACTTCAGCCGTATTGTTGGATTCATCGCACTTCACTAGGAAGTCGGTGATACCACGGCGGCTCTGAACATCACGAAGGAACGGCTCAACCATTGAACGGAACTGCGACCGTGTGAACGAATCGTTGAATTCGAAGAGGCTGTACTTCGCAGCAGTTGCGATTGCCTTCTCAAGGACGATGAATAGACGGCGCACATTGATGCGGTCAAAGGCAGAGGGCTTGGTCTGTGCGGTCTTATCGCCGTAGAGCAAGGTTCCCTGTCCTGCCATTGTAATGACAGGATTGATGCTGTTCTGATATAGAGAATCACGGTGAGTCTGACCTGGATTATAGGCTAGACGAATTGCATTGCGAATGATGCCACGGTTGAAACCTGCGGGCGACCACCAAGGATCATTGCTCAAGTCTGTACGGACGCAGAGACCCGCGATGTCACCGTTGAGCGGAATATACCGATAGACATCATTGTATGAATCATACTGATACTTGTAACCTGTATCGATGACGGTGTAGGATGAGTTGCCTACGGCATTACGGAAAGCAATTGCGTTTGATAACTTGGTTGCTTCTGCGATGGTTGCGTCATTGTTTACTGGCGATACAAAAGCAACACAATCCTTACGAGTATTTGCAATTGCAACTAGGCTTCCGACATTTGCTGTGGTGCATGGTCCACCGATGAGCAAGGATACATCAGACTGATCGGGATCGGCAAACTTATCAAAACCAACCCCTGTCGCAAACAGGCGTGCTGCGTTCGGATCGTATTCGCCTGTTCCTCCTTGCAATTGCAGACGGAAGATACCCGATGCGGTATAACCCGAACTGCCTCCAGGATTTCTTGCTGCAATTCCTACAGGATAACCCGTTCCGTAGCGAGTTGATGCTGATGTTGACGAGGAAGTATAAGACCAAGTTCCTACACCGCCATATGTTATGCCGGCAGAGGATGAAGTTAGTCCTGATCCTGAAATACCTCCAGCAACAAATGGTGTGCTGCTGAATACTTGATCTATAGAAACAGATCCTGCAACTCCAATATACTTGGAACTTTGATTGATCTTTGTCTTGAAATAATTGCTTGTCCCGTCAGCCAATACTGAACCAGGATCGATAGATAGCCCTTGGAATCTTTCAAGAACCGTTTCTGGTGTTCCCGTGAAACGACCAAGACGGTCAAGAACGATGAGGTGAAACTCGTCATTGCCCTGTGTAATTCCAAGGACACTTGATGTATAGTAAGAAGTGTTTGGAGCAGTATCAAATTGCGCTCCATATGTCCATTGTGCGAAGGCAGTAGGACCAGCATCTGCACCGCAGATTTCTATTGCTAGACTGTTTCCAAGAGTTCCTGGATACTTGCCATAAAACAGACCACTTGCTGTACTTACCTGTGTTACATCGGAATCGCTATTAGGAATATATCCCTGACCACCAGTTTGACCTGCATTTGCAGCAGATAGACCGACACCCGATCCAAGACCCGCAGTTACACGGACAACTTGAAGATTGTTACCGTAGCCAAGGAAGTTGGCTGCGCTAAACCAATATGCAGCATTTTGGTCATTAGGAGTTCCAAACAAGGCAGCCAAATTGGCGACATCGGTGACGATGACACGCTGATCGGCTGGACCCCATTGGAAGTATCCCGCAATACCAGCATTTGTGGTAGCAACAGCGGGGATGATTGTTGTCAGGTCTCTCTCTGTGACTGTTACGCCAGGACTGATTTGGAATCCCATATGGGCGGTCTCCTGTGATTATTCAAAAGTGCGAACGATGGTATTTAGCATTTCTACCAGTTACCTCCCTCATATGCAGGATCATCTCCCCAAGGGTTATTTTGCCGCATTCGGGCTTGTTTTGAGGTCTCCTCCCGCCCCAAATCAATTTCGTCCTGACTTTGCTGATCGTCCACACCTAATTCCAAAAATCCAAATGGAACAAGATCTTCTTCTAGTTTCTTCAGTTTATCCTCAAACAATTTCTGACGAATATCGGTATTGACCAGATCCTTGAAATATGGCTGTGTGGTGAGCCATCCGAACATGACAAGGGTGGCAATCAAGTCATCGTTATACCCTGGACTTGCCTCGTATGCTGATCCTTTGGCAACATAGGTAGATAGTTCGGCAATAGTGTCAAAGTCATTTAAAAAGATTTTGTCATATTCAATCATTTCTTTAAGAACTAGGCACCCTGTCTTTTTAATCTGATTGGACATCTTGATGCCGTATTGAGATCTTCCTCCACCAAACCCTTCTCCTGCTTTCTGACCCTTTTTGCCCTTAACTGTAATACTGATAATGTTCTCGTATTCAAGTTCTTCTCGTAGGATATCCGATACCTGTTGACCAGTATCATTTAACTCAATAAGAGCATACGCTTCGTTGTAGCGATTGCCAAGAACCTCAAGTAGATTGGGAAAAACCATGACAGGCATGGTATTGTTTCTGAACTTGGCTACTACCTTGTAGGGCATTTGAGTAGCATCTACTACGGTAGCCGCATGATAATCTTGCCCCTGTCCACGGGCTGTGTCTACACACATAGCATAGATGTGATTTTTGATTGGAGCCTCATATACCATTAAGCCTTCATCGTTTTGATATATTGGAGGCTCATATGCAAGAGATGAAATCTTGGTTGGTTTGATAAGCGTGTCTTCAGATCCAAGGAATTCGCATTCAAATTCTTGATACCAAAGGCGTTCATTTGCAAGACTTGCTTTTGTAATCTCCCTCCACTTTGCGTCACGACCAGGAACAT